GATAAAGGCATTATTAGATAGAAAAAGGGCAATTGAATCAGAAATAGCTGCAGCTAGAAGAGGAGCATTTAATGATCAAAATTTAGAAGAAGCAACAACTCGTCTTCCAATGCAAACTGGTCAATTGCTTAGAGTTCTTGTTAATTGGAGAGGAAAGCATCTTTCCGTTCAAATGTTTTTTCCTCAACTCGGAACCCCGAAGAGAGATGAGATTACTTATGCGGTAAATAAAATTTATCCTGATTCAAGAGTAATTAGTTATGTTCCATGTGAAATGGATTCAAGTACTCCAATTGTTCAAGTAAAAGAAGATTGGCAACAAGTTAATAAGAAGGATAGTGTTGATGGTATGAGTCAGAAAGCTGTTAATGCCTATAAAAGAGAAAATCCTGGGTCAAATTTACAAACAGCAGTAACAGAAAAAAATCCAACTGGTAAAAGAAAGAATAGACAGAAAGGTTATTGCGATAGATCAAAAGGACAACAGGAAATGCATAATATTGACTGCTCTAAAACTCAAGATAAGCCAATTTGCAAAGCAAGAAGACGCTGGAATTGTAAAAACTAATTTTTATGTCTGAAAAATATTATATGGGTAATCCCCTCCTTAAGAGGGCGAATACTCCTACTGAATTTACACAAGAGCAATTAATTGAACTAGCAAGGTGTGCCGCAGATCCAGTATATTTTGCTAAAAAATACATAAAAATTGTTAATATTGATGATGGTCTTGTTCAATTTGATATGTGGCCTTTTCAAGAAAAGATGCTTAAGACTTTTCATGAAAATCGGTTTAGTATTTGTAAACTCCCCAGACAGTGTGGGAAGGCATTAGCTCTTGATACAAAAATTCCAACTCCAGATGGTTGGACGACTATGAAAGATATAAAAGTGGGAGATAAAGTTTTATCTCCAAATGGAAGCTCGGTAACAATACTAACAAAAACCGATCCCATGTACAATCATAAGTGCTATAGATTATATTTTGATAACGGAGAAGAAATTGTTGCTGATGCAGATCATTTATGGGAAGTCAATAGTTCATATTGGACTTCAGGGAAAAAAATTGTAACTAGTGATGAAATAGCAAATATTTATAAAAATAAAGATAGTAATAAAAGAGGAAAGGGGGTTCAAGGATCATATTACATAGAATCATCTAAACCTATTAATACTTTTAACTCAAATCAATTACCAATAGACCCATATTTACTTGGGGTTTGGTTGGGAGATGGATATTCATCTGATGGTAGAATAATAGCACATAAAGATGATTTTAATTATTATAAAACTAAAATTGAAATTGAATATGAAAGAATAAATGGAAATTGCATTAGATTTAAAGTATTAAATTTAACTCAAAAATTAAAAAGTAAAAATTTATTAAAAAACAAACATATACCTCAAGAATATTTGAGATCTTCTTATAAAAATAGATTAGAACTTCTTAGGGGTCTTATGGATACAGATGGTTCATTAAGACCAAATAGTCGTTCTTTTGAGTTCTATCAAAAAAATTATGAATTAACTACTCAAGTGGTAGAATTATTATCAAGTTTAGGAATAAAATCAAGAATAAGAATAAAAAAAATAAAAGATTGTCTTTATTACACAATATCTTTTACCACAACTGAAATTGTATTTAATCTCCCTAGAAAAGTTAAACTAATAAACAAAGATAGACCAACTAGGGTGCAAGATAAAAGAATTTATATTCAAAAAATAGAAGAGGTAGAAAGTGTCCCCGTTGCTTGTATTTCTGTAGACAGTAAGGATAAGCTTTTCTTGTGTGGAAACTCTTTCATTCCAACACATAATTCAACTACCGCAGTATCGTTCCTTTTACACTATGCGATTTTTAATGATAATGTCTCAATTGCTATTCTAGCTAACAAGGCATCAACAGCAAAAGATCTTTTGGGTCGTCTCCAAGTATCATTTGAAAATCTCCCGGATTGGATGCAACAAGGAATAAAATCCTGGAACAAAACTTCTTTAGAATTAGAAAATGGATCAAAAATTATAACAGCTTCTACTTCAGCATCTTCAGTTCGTGGCGGATCTTACAACATTATCTTTTTGGACGAATTCGCTTTCGTTCCAAATAGCGTAGCTATGAATTTCATGAACTCAGTATATCCTACAATTTCTTCTGGTAAGGATTCAAAGGTTATTATGGTTTCAACCCCAAATGGGTTAAATCATTTTTATAAAATGTGGGATGAAGCTATAAAAAAAGAAAATGATTATACTCCAATTGAGATTCAATGGAATGATGTTCCAGGTAGAGATGAAAAATGGAAAAAGAAAACAATAGCAAACTTAGGTTCAGAAAAGAGTTGGTTACAGGAATTTGAGTCTACTTGCTTTGATACATATATAGAAATAGAGACTGAAGATTTTATAAGAAAAAAAATAAAAATAGGAGAACTTTATAATGAATTGTCACAATAAAGAAATACCTGATAGGGAAAAATTATTTTTTCTCTATGAAAAGTATAGTAATATAGAAAAAATTTCTAAAATTCTTAATGTTAGTCCTAGTACAGTGTCAAGGTGGCTGAAAAAATTAAATATCCCTGTAAAAAAGTCAAAAATTGATGAGAATTTAAAAAAAATAATAGATGATTTAAAAGTTATTTCTTTGAAAGAAATTGAGGTAAAATATAATATTTCTTTAATAAACCTAAAAAAAAGATTAAAAAGACGAATAAAAATACCAGAAACAATATATTCTATTGAAAGATTAAAAAAAATAATTTCTTTATATGATTTAAATAATCAAGGATTTACTAAACAAATTATTAATGATGATGTAAATGTTTTTAATTCTATAATTATCCATACAAATGATCATAAATTATATGGAGATAAAATAACAGAAAAGGTATATAGATTAATTAATAACATACCAAAAAATACAAAAATTTGCTGCTCAAACTGTAAAACTCCATTAAAATTTTATACAATGGAATTAGGTTATGGTAATTCAGATAAAAAAATTTGTCAAGGATGTATATCCATGTGCGCTGGAATTTCTTTAGCATCTCAGAAGTTATTTAATATATTATATGAAAACTTAGAACATAAACAACTTTGCTTTTTTCAAGGATTAAATTATGAAAAAAGATTTAATGTAACAGACTCTATAAAAAATAATTTAAAAGATGATAATATCAATAAAAATTATTATATGGCAGATTTTACATATGGTAAAAAAGTAATAGAATTTGATGGAGTTAGATGGCACAAAAATATAAAAAAAGAAAAAGCCAAAGATAAATTTTTTTCTTATATTGGCTATGAAATTTTACATATTGTAGATTTAGATTTTTATAAAAATCCAGAAAAAGTGATTAAAAAATGCTTAAATTTTTTAAATTAAAATGAAAGTAAATAACCAAAAATTAAAAGTTTTAACTCCAAATGGGTATGAATTATTTTTGGGTGTAAATAAAATAACTAAAGATAAATATATTCATTTAAATTTTAGCAATGGAGAAGAACTTAAATGTTCACTTGATCACCCGTTAAATACAATAAATGGAATAGTAAAGGCTATAGATCTGGATAAAAAAACAGAAATTTATTCTAAAAATGGAGGTTGTTTTTTAATTTCAAAAAGAATTATAAGAAAAAAAATAAATCTTTATGATATAATTAATTCGGGTAATGACCATTTATATTATACTAACAACATATTATCCCATAATTGTTCGTTTCTTGGTTCATCAGATACCTTAGTTTCAGGAGTAAAACTTCAAACATTAGTTTATAATAAACCTATAAAATCTAAAAAAGGTCTTGATACATACGAAGATCCTATTGAAGATCATCAATATATGGTAACTGTAGATGTTGCTAGGGGGGTCGATCAAGATTACTCTGCATTTGCTGTTATTGATATAACTCAAATGCCATATAAATTAGTGGCAAAATACAGAGATAATTCTATAAAACCTATTATGTTTCCGTATATTGTTAAAGATGTGGGATTACATTACAATAAAGCGTTTGTTTTATGTGAAACAAACGATGTTGGAGATCAAGTAGCAAATGCTTTACATTATGATTTGGAATATCCTAATCTTTTGACTTGTTATATTAAAGGAAGACAAGGACAAGTTTTAGGTCAAGGATTTGGTGGAACTAGAGTTGAATATGGCGTAAAGATGTCAAAAAATGTGAAAAAATTAGGATCAATTAATTTAAAAATGTTAATTGAAGAAGATAAACTTTTATTTTATGATTATGATGTAATCAATGAATTATCAACTTTCGTTCAGAAGTCAAATACTTTTATGGCGGAAGAGGGTAAAAATGATGATTTAGTTATGTGTCTTGTATTATTTGCATGGGCGTCAACTAATGAATATTTTAAAGAAATAACTGATGACGATATAAGAAAAAGATTATTTGCTGAAAAAATAGAAAATGAAGAAAGTGATATTTTACCGATTGGATTTTTAGAAACTGGAATAGAACCTCAAACTTTTGTTCAGGAAGATAAGGTTTGGGAGATTGTTCCTATTGAAGAAATGATGGCTCTTTGGAATTATAGTGGCTTTTAAATACTGTTTTTTTCTAAATAATTAATAGCAAATATATAAGGGAGTACAAATGGCTACACCTCAATTATCTCCTGGGGTTCTAATTAGGGAAGTTGATCTAACCATAGGTCGTGCCGATAATGTTTTAGATA